TAGACAGGAGATCATCAAAGATTTCATTGATAGACATTGTAGAGTCGCCGCCGAGCATAACAGCAGCAACTTTCATACTTTCTACCATTTCAGATGCTTCGGGGTCGTCACTTAGACTCATCCTAGCATTGAAAATCTTTTGTTTCTCAATTAGTTCTTCGAGAATATTGAAGTATTCTAGTTTCTTTTCATCAGATAATACAGGAAACGAATGTGCCGCTCTAAAACAGTACTGTTGGAGCTCCATCATTTCTTGGATGTCTCCACGTACCATCTCAGACTGAAAGAAATTACTCATAGTAACAATAGTTTAGCTCGACTTGTTTTTTTCATGAAGTTTAACTTCTGAGCATCATACTTAAGTTTTTCCTTAAGTGGTTTGCTAATTAATTTAGGAACGGATTCGATTTCAATCTCGTTTTTTTCACAGTAAAATACGATAGCATCAATGTAGTTCATTTTGTTTTCAAATGCTACCTTTTCCACATCCTGCGAAAATCTCGCAGTAGTCATAAATTTATCCTCCAGTTCTTTTGGCATGTTTATTTTGGTATTCTTGGATGTACTCTTGTAACAAAATTAGATATTCTTTTTTAGGTTTGACCACGCTCACTTGTGGTTCTCCCTCTTCTGTTGCTACAATAGTCACCAATTGTTGTACGGTAATACCATACAACTCCTGAAGCATACAAGCGTAGCCACACTCCTGAACATAATAATCCAGAAGATACTCTTCTCGTTTCTTTTCCGCTGATGTCTTAAAGTCTATGATGGATAGCACTCCATCAAATTCAGCGATACAATCAACACGTCCAGCAAGTTTCAGCACATCAGAATATAGTGCTGCTTCCTGTAGGTATATATTATTTATACGGTCCAGGACTTTTTGAGATTTGTTGAACATGAACCATGGCAGTGGCATGTCATGGTACTTAGTTTTATCTAATTGATTGTTAATGTAATCTTCAACTAGTTTGTGGTAACGAGTACCTCTAGTTGCTGAGTTAGTTGACTTTGCTTGTGCTTTAGATTTCCCAATCTTTGCTCTCCATTTAGCAAGACCTGCTTGCTTCTTAGCATTGCTACCAATCACTGTGGTGATTGATGGATACTTGTTACCTTCTGGGGTAACATAGTATCTCTTTCCGTCAATTGTAACGGTGTTCATCTCAACAGGACTATCAATCCCCACATGATTAAAGAGCATTAGAATCCTAAGTTAAGTTTAGCAATGAGATAGTTTTTGACCAAACCAGAACGAACAATGTCTTCAATGCCAAATTCAATCATAGTAAAGTCTTCTTTCATACTTTGAACAATTTTCATAAAGTCAATGATACCTGTACGTTCGTTGGTCTTAATGAGATCAGACTGGCGAGCATCACCACAGAAAATGATCTTAGTATCTTTACCACAACGGGTAATAATACTATCAAGTTCGTGAAAGTTGAGGTTCTGACATTCATCAATGATAACAATAGAGTTATCAAGAGTAGTACCACGAAGAAAAGATGTAGACCAGAAGGAAATAGTTTCCTGTGCCTTCAAGTTTTCATACAACATCTCGAATGAATTATCATCTGGCATCTCGAACATGTATTTTACCATGTTCTTGTATGGAATCTGATAAAGAGATGCTTTATCTTCATGTGTTCCGGGAAGGAAACCAATCTCTCTAGTAGATACCAGGGAGCGAACGATGTATACTTTTTCGTAAGGAGTATACTCACTCAGTACATCTTTAAGTGCTAGGTGAAGAGCAACGAATGTCTTACCTGTACCAGCACAACCATAAGCAAATAGGTTTTTACCTGATTCATAAGCATCAAACATTACTGTTTGATTATCAGTAAGAGGTTCGATCTTAATGAGGTAGTCCTCATTAATTGGTTTCTTTCTCTTCATCTGCTTGGCAGACATCTTTGCTCCAGGAGCTTTGTTTCTTCCTCTAGGCATAAGTTTTTACCACTGTACTTGGGATCCAGGCATCTTTGCCATCTTGTTCATGTGTTCTGACCATCCAGGATGAGTCTTATTCATTTTGTTACGCCAGTCTCCGACTTCTCCGACACCAGCACAACCTTGTGACCAATCTTTGTCCCACTCAGGATTCTCATCCTTCCATGTACAATAATCTTTTACAGTCATGTGGAGAGTCTTAGTCTCTCCAGTTTCAGTATGTTTAACAGGATATGTAGGCATTAATTCCACTCCATAGCTTCAGCACAAATAGGAAACTGTTCTTTGAAAACATCACGACATGCTTCAGCAATAATCATGTGTTCTTTTTGGGTGCCATGAGCACTCCTCAAATCTATATAGTGAATCCAACTGCGAACTGAACCAGACATATAGATTTTAGTTTTTGTTGACAAAGGTAGTACCATGCGGGCACACTCCTTAGCAATACCACGGTCTAACATTTCACGATAGAGATCCATTGCTTCATCAAAGTGACGTTGAATTAGAATCTCAAGTTCCTGTTTCTGGAAAGGGTCAACATTGTCAATAGAGTTCTGTCTATTCTTTGTATCTTGCCGCCGTAGTTCTGGTAGAGGAATCTTCCCATCAAGTAGAGAACTATCAGCATAACGTTGAGAAAACTCTTGGAATGTGAACGATCTATGCCTCAGAATTTGAGCTGCTATTGCTCTAGTAGTAGAAATCTCTAGCGTCATGAACGCTTGCTCAAACACAGACCAATGGTTGTGCTTAATACAATAGTTAAGGAGTCCCGATACTTTCGGATTCTCCTGGTTGTTCGGGTTCGATACTCTCGCTACGTAACCCATCATCTTCTCCGCTTCGGGAGTCACTGAGATCAATCTTACTGGTGAAACTGTCATCGATGTATCCGAATCCATAAAGTGAACGTTCTCTGGCGTGTACTAGTTTACGAAGTTGTTGTGCTTGATACAACTCCTTCTTGATTTTAGCATACTCTTGGTCATCATACAAGTGCTCTTTATCAACTGCTTTTTTGAGCCACTTAATATATTGCTTAAGGTTTTGTGGTTGGTTAGTTTGTGGGGTTTTTTCCATATACAATATATTTTTATAAATTATAGCATAAAAAAAGAGGGGCGTCAATACCCCTCTTTCAAATTTTTAAAGTAAGTTTCACTTAGTATAGATACGACCACGGTAGCAAAATGTGCCATGGGATTCTTTTGATTCTACACAACGTGTATTATATTCGACGCCACGATAGGCAGCGTGAGTAATCTGAGCGTTGTGAAGAGCAGATGCTTTATCGATCTGCTTCTTGATCATGTTTAGTGTGTTCATGTTGTTACTCCTAAAGTAATAGAGGGTTTTTAATCCCCGTTCCTTCAGTCGTGTGCGTCCCATGGATAACACTCAGGGGTAGATTCCTTTACGGTCTCTATCAACTCCACCTTAAAAGCATCTGAGATGTGCTCGTTTGCTCTCATCCTCAGGATAATTCCCTCGGTTTGTTGGCAGGTGAGTGTCGTATAGAAAAATAGTTCTAACATAGGATGAACGACTCCGTTCCGCGACTTACTTGCGTCCCACCCAAGAGTGGGATGAACGTATGGTAATTATACCATACTTTATTTATGATAGCAATCTGTTAAGGTTCATAGTGGTCAGGAATAATCATACCCTGGCATCTATATGCCAGAGTGTTGGCAATAATTACACCACCCAACCCTTCAGCGACTAGTAAAACACCTGCCTTAGAGTCACAATCTCCACATGTAAACATGTCAATAGCAGCACGACCATCTTCAGGCCATGTATGTATACTAATATGACTTTCCGACAGCAAACAAAACGCTGTGACTCCCTGAGGAGAAAACTTATGAGATTCTGTTTTTAATACAGTTGCCCCAGAAAAAATAGCTCCTGCTTCTAAAAGTTTCTTTAAGTACTCTTCGTCATTGAGAGTAGAAGCGTCACATCCAGCAACGTCTATCAAATAGTGATGTCCTACCATTACATTAACCAAATTTTATCGTTACTTGTTTTGTTACACTTACGAATTGTGACATCATAATCACGACTTATTAAGTATCTAGAATGAATCAAAGCATGTCTAACATCATTGTAAAAAAATACTTCCGAATATTTTTTTGTTGATATAGGAACTCCATTGCTATTAATTCGTCTAAGAATTTTTTTATCTGATGATGGACCATCAGATATTTTCCAATAAAAAATACAAAAAGTTTGCTGTGTAGATGGATCCACAGACAAAACTTCTTCTTTTTCTTTGGGTGTTAATTCCATATCAATCTTTTGGCGGGTTCCAAAGTTTTGGGTTTGATCTTCCTTCAGTCTGATTAAATCCGACTAGGTTCTTTTTATATTTATCCCAATACTCATCAAAAATATCAACTTGTTTAGTAGCAATTACAATATCAAAATGAGAAACTTCTCCCTCAATATACTCAACCAAAAAAGCAGTACAAGGAAGAGATTTATCTTGTGCTAATGTAGGATCACAATCTCTATTAATTACTTTTACGCCTTTCCCCATCAGGAACGTCCTCCCCATTTAATTTGAGGAAATGCTTCTTCAACACATGCTTTAGTGATCTTATATTTTTTTTGTAGATTTTTATCCTTAGCAAGAACCAATGCTACTGCCTCAGATTGTTCTAAACCTTCTAGCATTTGAACAAACAAAGACTCTCTCTTAGACTGTTTAAGTGAGCTTGACCCACCCTTAAAGAACAAATATAGTTTACGATACTCATGTTCTAAAACAGTATGCTCGGTGCCAGCAGGAGCATCGTTAGGTAAATATGGTACATCACCATCAGGCAATAAAGATATTACACTCTCATCGTAGTTAACAATCATCAAAGACCTAAGAGCAGGCGTACTATGCTGCTGGAGTAATTTAATTTTCGCTGCCTTTGTTTTGGCATTACTCACCTTTTGGAGCACTTCAGAAATAAGTAGTTTCATTTTGTAAATGTAGTCGGTGTACGAAAGAAATATTTTTCCATTAAAGTGTTCAACTTATGTTGTTGAAAATACTCTAGCGGCGGTTGCTTCTTACTAGTATTTAGAGATTTGTAAAGATCCATAATTTTATCTTCAATCTCTGTAGGTACATAATCAAAGTCAATCAACTGTCTATTTCTCTGGTAATTAGACAAAATTTCATCAGACTGACAAAACTGACCGGGAGATTCCTGTACCCACTTAGCAAGATTTTTTTGACTAATAGGTTTTTGTCTTACCCCAGCAACAAATGTGTCATCAGGAGAAAGATAGTTAGGAATACCATCAGACTTATCACCCTTGATAATATGCTCCTTAATATATGTGTGAGGGTCATTATGGAATACCTCACGCTTCATGATTGGATTAAATTGCTTCACACCAGGGTACTTTTGAAGTTGAATGAAGTCTTTGTCTCCAGAAAGAATCAAAATTTTTTCATTGCTATTGTTTTTACACAGAGTAGAGATGACATCATCAGCTTCTGCTCCATGTACCTCCAACACTTTGAAGTGAAAGTGTTCTCTAATCTCATCCCGGATAAGATTTAGGACTTCAAAAATGTTAGACCAATTGTGACTAGATTTTTCTCTATCTTTCTTTCTGTTCTGTTTGTAGTAAGGGAAGACCTCTTTTCTCCAGTAATGTTTGCTGTCGTAAGCTAAAACAACCTCACCATACTCTCCCCTATACTGTTTTTCGTAAGAAAATAATGAAGATAAGACCATATGGCGCGCCAAGTCTTCATTAAGTTCTTGTTTTTTCAATTGGACCATCAGATTACTAATCATAATCTGATTCATGTCAATAATAATCATCCTCGTCCTCGTTAATAAATTTCACTGAATAAAGTTCTTCGTTAATCACCATTCCATCGTCATCATACATCTCTGGATGAAGAATATCATTCTTTGCTAGCATATTATACAGGAAATCATTTGCTGTCCAACCAATTGTTACGCCAACAACAAAAAATAATGCCGTGATCATCGTCGAGAAGAACAAAAATACGGGGGTCGTCATAGTAATACTCCTTAGTTACTATTTTTCTCCCAAGTAAATTCAAGTTTGAAATTAAATTTTTTCTTTAGGAGTTGTACTATATGATGAAATTTAAATCCGTTTGTTTCAGGCTCTGGTTTTTTTTCCTCCTTCCTGAGCATTAGCTCTACACCTTTATTTATCTTCAGATCAGGAATCATTTGATTTTTTTGAGGTGATCATACCATTTTCGACAAAGTATCTAACTGCTCCGGTTAGTCCACCGTCAATAGCAAAGTTGTCTATTTTTATCTGTGGATATCCAGTAGCTTTTGGGAAGATTGCTTGGAATTGTTCGTGTGTAAGATTATTACCAATTCGGTACTCTGTGTACTCTAGATCCATTCGATTTAATAATTCTCTCATTTTAGCACAGTAACCACAGTTCTTGCTGGTATAAATTTTAATTTCCATAAAAAAGAGGGTCGTTTGACCCCCATACTATACCATTTTTTTAGTAATCCGTCAAGACTTCCCTACAGATTTTTTTACAGGCAGACTGCCCATCGGTACATTCAATCAAACATTCATAGTAATCATTGATCGCCATCATCTCTGCTTCAGCGCCATCTACAGTGATTTCAAAGTGTTTCCACTCTTCCATTTGTGATCTTGATAGTAAGTTATGCATTGTGTCCTCCAAAGTATTTTTTTTAATTCATAATAACATTATAATTTTGGTTACATCACTAATCCTCATTTCTATATCTAATTATAAGGGTTTCCACACATTTTAGCATCCGTATTATTACTCAACTTTAAAAAAACCACCCCTGTCAAGGAGTGGTGGTCGGTTTAGGAGGTGGTCAACGCCATTGTGTACCAGGATGAGGTTTGTTCCAAGGTCTTGGCATTGGTTT